GGGGGGGGGTAAAATGACCCTTCGCCCCCCAAAGAGTGAGATGCACACCCCGTGTATTACTTCACATGTAATTTTTTTTCTTTTTTCAAATTTTCCTTTCTCACATCTAATTTTTTTATTTTTTTTCTCATTTTCTCTGATGTCTCTAACTTTCAAACAGAAGTAGGTTTTACGCAATACATAGAATACGATATACTTGACTCTCTAACAAAATCGTTAAAAGTTTCTTCTATACTAGAAAGAATTAACCCCGTCTCTTCCATTGTTATTTTTTTTCTTTTTTTTAAATATTTCTCTTGACTTTGATTTTCACACAATCTATAATTACCACATACTCTAAGAGAGCAATGTAAAACTTGATGGTTTGTTGATGTGTTCTGTGAACTTTCTTAGAGTATGCTAGATGTATCAGAAGTGCATCGCAGTAATATTAGTTTCTTTGAAGCTAACACTCTTTAAAAGCATAATAGACTCCACTGATGCTGTAATGCACTTCTGATATATTTCATGTATTCCTATTAGTGTAGGTGTCTATTTACCGATGTTTTTTTTATTCCTTATTTACTCTAATGCTTAAAAGCATAAAATGTTATTTATAATCTAATGTTTTCCACAGCCCAGAGTTTTATCTAATTTCCTCTGGGCTTTTTATATTTATTTTACCTACCTATTAGACTTGCACTAATCATTAGTATCACTTATAATATAAACAAGTCCTAAGGGTGGCTCTACTATTCCGCTACCTTATTGTTAGCCATTCTTAGGCGTCAGATTTCTTTTTTTTATTTTCATGTTTTCATTTCATTTTTTTTACCTCACAAACAAAACCCCATGTTATTTCTAACACGGGGTATTTTTTTTATCCAGATTCTTGTCTTTCTTTATTTAATTCTTATCAGTTTTTACAATATAATCCAGCTTATCATTGATAGCGTTATATATCTTTTTGTATAAGTCAGTATTGATTACTTCACTTGCAGTCTGATTAACCATGATACCACCAGCAATCATGTACATTGTCTTTTGTGATGGAGTTAAGATGGAAATAACACCAGTTACCACACCTGTAATTACAGCAATCTTGATATACTTTTTCCAACTTAAGACTTTTTCTTTTAATTCCTTATATTCACAATAATCACTAGCAACCATTAGTGCTAACAAGAAAACACCGAATAAGACTGCCAATAAAACAAATACAGTATTACTAGCAAAATGAATACCATTACAAACATCTGCTAGATAAAATAGAACAACCAAATTAAACATTGCCGTTTACCTCTGCTTTCTCTTCTGGTTTCTTTAGCTTAAACTTCTTTTTCTTTAGACTATGCAACTTTTTGTATAGGCTTTCCATAACTTCTTTCTTATCTTTAGGTATTCTCTTTGTTAATTCCTTTTCTTCTTCATCTGGGTTATAAACAAAAGGCTTCCATACTTTTAGCTTCATATCCCACCACTGATAATTCTGTAACTTCTCTGGGGTAAAGCTCATGCCAGCAATAATAAAGGTATAGCTTCCTTGTGATAATATATATCCGTTAAAAGTTCCACAAGCGGTAGATGGCAGTTCTTCTTCGGTTAATGCTTTAACCTTGATAATCTCTCCAATCTGCTTATGAGTACATAAATTAAAATCTCTAAAGTCACATACTTTTTTATAACCTTCGGTGTTTAACATTTTTTATACCTCTTACTCCTTAGAAATTAAATAAAAACAACATGCAAATAAAGCAATTAAATAACAAATAGTAAAAATCAATTACAATTCTCCGTGTGTTCAAATGAGCATGACATTACATTCTGGTTAACGCTATGCCTAACTACAATAACAGAAGCTGAAACTATGGCGATAATCATCGCAACTATATAGCAACAGCCAATACCGATTAAAAATTTTACATCATTACCTCTCATCATTATCTATTCCTCTTTTAACTGTTCATCAATATTATTCATTGCTACCACTCCATATAATCAGCTATTACTGCAAAGATTGCAATATAAACAATCATACTTCCTAATATGACATTAGCACTTGGTTCTAAAACAATACTGCCAAAGATAACTAACAATAACCCAACAACAAACCATTCTAATATTCTATTCATATCTGCTTACATAATGAGTGATGTTACTTAAATTTACGGCGTCTTCTTTCTGAATTTCGCCAGCCTTTACTAAGAGTCTATGCCAGATTTCATTATCATAAACTGGCATCTCTCGATAGTTTATAATCTCGTATTTTTTGGTATTTTCAAATTTTAACGTTTCTGTATTTAACTTCAACAGCCAGAAATAATGAACTCTTAAATCATCTTCTAACTTTGAGTCAATCATTGCATAGATAGGGTACTTGCCTAAAACCTTACTATCGCAAAACATGTACTTATCTTCTGGCACTACTGCCACACAATCAAATAAATATTGGTGGGATACCCAGCCTTTAGCTTCTAAAGCCTTACTAAACAGCTGGTGAACAGCATAATCTGAATGTCTAAAGTCTGGCATCTTGATTGTAATATCTTCTTGTTCAATGATATTTTGCATTGTAGATTGTTTATATCTAATGTCTGGGAAGATATATTGAACTGGGATTTCGTCATCTCTTAAAACTTGTGCGATACCTTCGTATTTCATTAAGACAAACTTACTCATTTTTTTTACCTCTTAAAAAAATGTGAGAGTGCGTCTAGATGCTCTCACTCACCCATGCCTTTCAATAAGTTAGCCACTCTCTTTACTCGGCAACCCATGCGCTACTAAAAAAAGTATGATGAGAGACTATAATTACATTATATAAAATCTTTAATAAATGTCAAGTATTTTTACTTTTTCTTTTCCTAAAACTTGATTAAGTTTGACTAACTTTGCAAAAGCCTTGTCAAGACTTATTTCTTCTTTTGTTACCAGACGAGCAGGAAACCCAAAGGTGCTATGATCTTCTTTTATTAACTTTAATTTATATTCGTAGCCTTTATCGAGTCTTATCTTAGAGACAACAAAGACAAAATAAAAACTGGTACCGTATGCTTTTACTGCATAACCAGAAAAACATAGCTAATGTTATGGTCTGATTTAAATAAAGGTTTTACTATCATTGCAATTTCACTAGCTGTAACACGAGTGTTTTTAATCTTAATCTTAAAGAAATCACACTTTAATGTTAAGTTTAGTTCGTCTTTTCTTTTGATAAATATCGGATAGTATTCTTTAGGTTCTTTTCTCTTTACATACAACAAAATAGGTTTAGCTTCTAAGTATTCATCTCTTATCCAGTCGTCTTTCATTTTAAGCTATCCTCTAATTTCTTAGCCAAGTCCTCATATACCTTGATATTACTCTGCGGATATTTCACAGTATATTTACTCTCTCTGCATCTATTAGCTAATTCTTTTACACAAAAGAACAATATACATATTTCTTTATCTGTAAGCTCAATCTTCATTGCGATGTCTCCAATAGTTATTTATCTTCATTAACATTAACTTATCATGTAAAGAACTAAGAAAGTTTATTTTTCTTATTTCCTTTTCTGTTGGTCTCCTAGAAAGATCAAATCTAAGAAAATTCTCTCTATAAGTAAGAGCATTGTAAATAACCAAGAACTCTTTTCTTGATAACTCAATCTTCATCTTCATTACCCTTTAAATAAATACCTAAAACAGCATGATTAAATGCATCAATTAAAATAAAATCTATGCTAACAACTTTGTACTCACTATATTGTTTAATAATTCTTTCATACAGTCCTGTTGAAGTATCATAAGCAACTTCCCAATGATTACCTTTTATTACATTTATACGCACATAATTGTAATCTATAACTTTTGCTAACTCCTTAAATCTCATCTCTATTACACCTTATAAAACTTATAGCTTTAATAAGCCTAAGAGGGACCGTTGCTTTGCTAATATTGTTGTACCGTCTTACCTTTTTAGCGATACAATTTTTCATAAACAGCTCATCATTAGTTAAACCAGTAAACTCACCCTCAATATTTCCTCCGATTGTTAAGAACACTTGTATGACTTGACCTACATGTAAAGTAACTTTATTCATCTACTTTCACTCCAAAAGGCTGATACCTACCTTTTAAAAGAATATCATAATGGTTAAACAATTCTACTAATGAATGAAACTTATCACCTAAATACAATAACCAATTACCGTCGCAATCTCTCTTTACACTTGTGATTATTGATGACTCTATCATTCTTGTTTTTAATTTATGTCTTATGCAAATGGTAGTACCAACAAGGCAACTTCCATGTTCTTCTTCATCTAACAAGTCCATTAGTTCAATAAGGTTTTTACAAGGTCGATAGTTAATATCTTTTCCTGTAGGTTCTGCTTTAAAATCACAGGTATATTCTTTACTCTTAACTTTTCTTAAAGGCAAAAAGTATTTAAAACTACAAGAACCCATAACATATTTATTGTCCTTGTCTGTCTGCTTAATTCTGACTAATTTATATACTCGTTCGGGTAAATAAGTCGCTGAATTATCTAAGTCCTCTAAATCATCTTCAAAATATCCTAGCATACCTACATAGCCCTTTGCCTGTTCAACGTCATCGGGTCCAAACACATCGGCTATATCAAAATTTTTAAACTTCATTTTTTACCTCATCATTTCACTTAAAACTTATAATTCATTAAAGCTCTTTACTCTTAATATCTTCTTTATTGTTTTGATAAACAACTTAAAATCATAATCTTGATAAATAACATCGTTTTCATCTGCAATAGAAATAACTTGCAGTTGATTAGTTTCTTTGTGCCATATATACATGGCATCACGGCAAGGAACAGTTACAACAATGTGCCACGACAATACACCATTGATAGGATTTTTATTATATATTCTGCCTAAGCTCCATTGTACCTGATGTAAATGTTTTAGTTTGCGATAAGTGGTTCTTGCTAAACATGTTATGCAACTCATTTTTTTTACTCCTCTGTAACTACAGCATTTTTTTATGCTAACTTTGTTTTGGACCCCGACAGTATCTTGAATGTTATGTTCCCATTCGGGAGCATTATTTAAAAGAATTTTCCTAAGTTCTCTTAGTGACATCTTTTCATATTCTGGCTTTAATTCTTCTCTTGCAATTTTTCCAGTAATTTCTACAATATATTTAATCTTAATCATTTTCAACCTCTACTCCAAAAGGTACAAATATTCCATCAACATTCATCACGTTGTAATCATCAAACAGATTTTTAAGTGTTTTATCGTTTATTGAAACTAGCTGAAGGTAACTGTCATATTCTAATTGTGTAATCAATATTCTAAAGCGAAACCTATCTTTCTTGCGTTCAAGAGTCATTAGATCCCCAGTGCTAATAGCTCCTCTCTGACGATCTTCTCCATACATAATATCTGCAAGCTCAGCCATATTCTTAATAGGTCGATACTTCTTTTGGCTTTTATCATCTTTTACTGCATCTACTGGCAAAAAGAAATAATAGCCATCAACACAATCTTCTGGAACAAAACAATAATCTGTGTCATCAACTATACGTCTAACGGTTGTTAATAAAGCAAGATTACCCACTGGTAACCGACTGATATAATTACTAAAATATCCCTTATCACCAGTTTTAACATCATGTCTATTAGCCCAAGACTTAACATCTTTAATATTAAAATTCATTTTAATTACTCCCAATAACATTCAATTCTTTTAATATCATCAATAGGAACAAAAGCATTATTTACTTTGTGACATATTGAGTTTCTGTTTTTGACACTGCACTTGCTTAAAAGTAAATTACCACAAGCTATACCTGCAAATTCACCTTCTACTTTTCCACCGTTAAAGGGGAACACACGTATGATTTGACCTTTGTTTAAATTAGGTAAATTTTCAATTTTCATATTTTATATTCCGCTACCTTTTCTTTAATTACTCTTCAATACCAAAAGGAACCCAGTCACCGTTAATTAGTAACTCGTAGTTTTTAAACCAGTATTCAAGACTTACATCGTTTAAATATCTAATCTCTTTACCTTCATCGGTAACTTGGGTCCTAAGCGAAGTAACCAAAGCGGTACGCAATTCATGTTGCCCTTTTACTCTGTAATCAAAACGAATACCTAACTCCCCGTTAACATCAATATCATCATCGTCTAAAAGGTTATCAATCGTTTTAAAACACTCTTTAAAAGTTTTAAAAGGTCTAAACTCTGGCTCGTCAAAGACAGAACCAACTGGTATAAAATAAGGGTAATATCTTACTTTATCGCCATGCCATAAAGTATCAGTAGTACCAAAACAATCCCCTTTTAAGCTGTCAATTACTTTTAGAAAGAAAGCATCTTTACATTTAGGAACTACTAAGTCCTTTGGTATCTTATCAAAGAAATAACCCTTACAGTTGATATAAACGTTAGCGCATGAATTAACATCAAATACATCTTGTCTATAAAAAATCTTTTTCATCTTTAACTCCTAATTAAAAATTTTGGTGTACGCACTTTATTACAGATTTCAAACTTAAAGTCATTTCACACCAAACATCATCATTTCTCCATAGAATAGTAAATTCTGCACAGCCACTATCTGTTTGAATAGGTATTAAATAACGCAAGTATTCGGTTTCGGCTTTTAATGCAAAACTTTCACAAATATAATCTATAACTTCAAGTTTAAATTTTTTATCTTTTTTTAGCTTTTCATTAAAGTTTACATACTTGTCAAAAAGGTTACTATCTTTGTCACCATAAACTTTACACATTAAAGAAAAACAATCATCAATATCAGAACATAAATTATTTAAAAAGTTATCGCCAATGGGTGAGCTTGTAAAATATTTATGATCCTCTACTACAAAATAGTTATAAGGTGTATCTGGGAAACAGCCTAATCTATCCAATACTTCTTGAATTGTAATGTTTATAAAATCGCCGTTCATTTTAAATCACTCCAAAGTCAATCCAAACCATTTTAAAATAGAATAAAGAACACCAATAGCTACTCCACAAGCTCCAAACACAAGAATAACTCCAATTACAAAGAATAGAAAACTAAAGAATATATCTGCAATATGTGCTAAAACATCTTCCCATTCCATATTAAGCCCCTGTACTACCAAAGCCCCCATCACCACGTTCTGTATCATCTAGCTTATCTACGGTCACAGCTTCATCAATATCAGCTAACTTAGCTACTACTAGCTGTGCAATACGATCACCTTTATTCATATAGATTTTGTTATAACCTACGCAATTTCTGGTGCTAAAATTCATTAAAGTAACAGCGATCTCACCTGTATAACCACTGTCGATAACTCCATTAAAGCATAAAATCCCTGCTATATTTAACGAGCTTCTACCCATAATAAAGCCAACGTACCCTTTAGGTATTTCAACACATACTTTTAAATCAATAGTTCTGTACTCACGCTCTCTAAGAGTAATATCATTTGGTGAATATAAATCAAAACCAGCATCTTCTTTGTGTGCTCGTGTTGGCAAAGTTCCACCATCTAATACTTTAAATTTTAGTTCCATGATTTACTCTCCAATTTTTCAATGACATTTTAAAAGGAACTTCTGCAATCTCTTCTGCTGTATATCCAGCTTTATATCTAGCATATACAATATCTTTCTTGATACCCATTGCAGTTGCAAACTCACCTAATGAGTCATACTTGACTCCTTTGTAAGTAATAGGCTTTTTATATTGTGCATTATCACCGATAGGTGTTGTTAAGGCTTTTTCAATAGTCCAACCTAAAACGGTAATTCTTGTCATAAAAGTGTTTACAGGAACACCCCATTGTCTAGCCATTGCTGATAATGACTTGTATTCTTGACCTAAATGGTCTTTTGCTAATATCATTTTTGCTACCTCATTTGATTAACCTTTATGTATTCAGTATATATAAAATTTTATAAAATGCAAGCATTTTTTATAATTTCTGCAATATTTTTTACTCTTTCTTTCTTTACACACAAAGAGTCAAAAGAATACTTAGAACATTCAAATACATAAGCTAAGATAAAAGGCACACAATCTGGGATTATTTCGCCTTTAAGTACATGAAACTTAACTAACTTATCGTTGGTATATACACATTGATCTACCTGTAACGCATCAAAAAAGGCTTCCTCATAATTATGAGGGTCACTTTTAGCATTAGGTAAAACAACAGTAATAAGAACATTACAAGGTTCATCAATAGGAGGTTTTTTACCACGTTTTAATTCTCTAGCTGTTGATGATTTCCAACGATTATATTCAGTTGAGGTTTTAATAACTCCACGTTTTGTTTTCTTAGAATTAACATACTGATGACTAAAAACTTCTTTTACACCCACGTAATTAACTTCATGGAGTTTGTTTTTAGATGGTGGCAAGGGGACTATGATTTCTCTTGCTTCAACAATAGTATCAGCAAGATGTAACTTAACGTACTTTTGCCCCCACTGAAAATCATTCTTCATCGTCTGGGTCATTGTCTAAGTCCTCTTCATAGGCTGAAAAGCTATCAATCTTTTCGCTAAAAGCAAAGTATTCACCTTCATAAACAAAAGGTATCATACCTGTTTCACCGTTACGGTTCTTTGCGATATAGACGTTTGCGCTTCTGTCTGCTGGGTTTTGTGTATCTCTAGTAATAAACAAAATTAAATCAGCATCTTGTTCAATCGCACCAGACTCCCTCAAATCGCTAAGTTGTGGTGTAGTTTCTCTGCGTTGCTCAATACTACGATTTAACTGTGACAGTGCTATGACTGGGCAGTTAAATTCCTTAGCCATCAATTTGAGTTGTCTGGTTAGTTCCGCAATCTCTAAAGTTCTATTCTGTGCCTTGTTACCTGTTTTCATTAACTGTAAGTAATCAACGCATATTAAACTTAAACCGTTATATTCTTTAGCCAACTTGTAACACTTAGATACTAAGTCGCCCATTGAAAGACCAGTAGAGTCATCAAAAAATAACTTAGGGCTTTCAACTTTTCCGTCTTTCATGTTAGCCATCTGTTGGAGTGTTGCTAATATTCGCTGATAATGCTCTACTCCAATACGATGTTCAATTAAATCATTATGTCTTAATCTTCCAGCTAAACATAAGAGTCTGCTAAGAACTTGCTTATTAGGCATTTCTAATGAAAATAACAAGCAAGGTTTAGTTACATCTTTTCGACTTAATATTTTTAGTACAAGGTTTATTAAAAAGGCAGACTTACCAACGCCAGAACGAGCACCGATAATATTCAAACCGCCTTTGAACAACCCTTTTATCTTTTCATCTAAAAGAGAATACCCAGTAGGTATAAATTCAGCAGTATCGCTGTTATCCTTTAAGTCCTTAAGTAGTTCTTGAAAGACCGTAAAAACAGACTGCGGGTCTGTGTCTTGTACAATATTCAGTTGAGAACATAAAGCAAATACTTCTGTTGCTAGTTCTGAACTTGTTAGACTTTTCTTGTCTGAAAGAGCCTTAATATTTTCAGACAACGTAAAAATTTTACGGCGTGTCGCTTCGGTCTTTAGCTCCTTGGCAATCTCTGGAAGTACGCTAGGTACTACATCTTTACCTTCAAAAGAATTTAAAACGTCACAAAACGTTTTCCATGACAGTTTGTTTTTTTGGGCATAATCAAAAACAAGCTCATAGTTTAATGTTTTGTACTTTTGTAAAATTGAGTAAAAACCTATAAAAACAGGTCTAAAAGATGCATCAAAATCTTCTGGGTTAAAAATGTTTTGCTCACAGATATACTCATAGCATTTCTCTGGTTTTGCAAAAATGGTTGCTAAAGCCATCTCTGCATTACTTGACATTTAAAACTCCAAAGAAGTTAGATAAACTTGAAAGCATATCATTAAAAAACTTATCATCAACCTTGCACTTGTTTTCGATAGATTTCATATTCACGTTTTTATCAATCAGAATATAACGTTTAAACACGTTTTTAGCAATGTGTTCGCACTTCTCTTTGTCACCGATAAAAATTACGTAGTTTCTTTCAAGACTTGTTGACTGTGCAAAGATAACAGGATCAAAGTCTTTTAGAGTCTTAACTCTCATGTAGGCTTTGATAAACTCTTTACGCATAGCTTGCGACTGATAATTGTCTGCTAGAATTTGTGATACTCCATATCCATCGCCAAAAACAAATCTAAAGGCTACAAAAGCTCTCTTATCTGCAAATACGATTGAAGTGTAAGGACTAATGTTTGAGCACTTTCTAACTAGCTCTTCGTAAACACCAGATGCTCTAAGCTCTAAAGACTCATCGTCAACCTTGTAGGCTTTTTTGATGCAGTCAATAATATCAACTGGCTTAGGCAAAAACTTACTAGAAGCACTAGCTAAGTCTAAGCCTTTTTCGATAGCTTCCTCATCAAAAGCAGATAAGCAACTAGCATAAATCTTAGCGATATTCTTAGTGAATGGTTTATCATAAACTTCAAAGATTGCTCTTAAGTGTTCTAAGTTTTTATCTGTAAACATTAGCGTAAATCCTCTAATACAAAATCGTTTTCTGGTTTGGTTAGATCTTTCATGGTAAAGCTAGCGTTATGCTGTTTCATGTACTGTTTCATTTTGTAATCTGGCACTCTGTTTTGTGCGTTCAGTAACCATGTTGCTATTGTCATGCTTAGTGACTTGATAGGGTGCTTACCACGTTTCCAATCTAAGTCATTCCAATATGTGTAGAAACTTAGTGCTTGCATAGGTACGTCTAAGCATACTAGCTTTGGATAACGTCTAAGATGTGTGTTGATATATTCGTACATCATAGGCTCTAGGTCCTGTGGTGTCTTTGGAATTTCAAAGTTGTTGTTTTTTGCCATTTTTTGCTACCTCGTTTTATCAGATTTCGATATGTAAATATTAGAACAAATTAAAACTAAAAGCAAATAAAATTTTTAACATAATTCATTTAAGTCTAAAAATAGGGGTTAAGTTATTGATTTTACAGAGAGAGAAAAAAGAGAAGAAGAAGAAAAGAAAGAAGCAAAGAAAAGAAGAAGAAGAGAAACAAAGAGAGAGATAAAAAATTGTATATATATCTTTTCTCTTTTTCTTTTGCTTCTTTTCTTTTTCTAAAAACTCACTTCCTAACAGACTAAGCGCCGAAGGCGCAATAAAACTTGTAGAGAAAGTTCCGCTGTTAGTATAATTTATACAAAGCATGTAACAAGCAAAGGTTACGTTATATATAAAAATATTTAAAATTTTAAAAAAAATATTTGACAATGTTTATTTTTGAGTTTATACTGTAATCATCGAAGTTTAATAACAAGGAAAACAAAATGTTACAAAAGAGATTAGAACCAGAGTTTAGTACAATTTTAGTCCACCACGTAGGCATTCGCAGAATTGTTGCTGATTTAGCAGTTACCACAGCGACTGCTTACTCATGGGGTCGTTTAGGTATGCCTATGCAGTGGTTTTGTACGATGTATGTAAAATATCCAGAGATTAAATTCTGGGAAATGTTCCCTAAGTTCGATAAGGACTTTTTTAAAAATTTAAAGTTTTAATTGTTTTTTTTAGAGGTAGCAAAAAATGGATAAGGTTCAGACTTATTTGAATTGGAAGCGCAAGGTTGAGGAACAGTGTTTAAACAATTACCTCGACCCGACAACAGGCAAGGTAGATAAATTACTTGAAGTGAACTGGGCACATAGAATTTCTATTGGTGGTTCATCAGTGAGTGCAATCATGGGTGTAAACAAGTGGACCAGTGCCGAAGATGTTTACGATGTTATGACTGGTTTTCTTGATAATTCAACACTAGAAGAAAACAAGTTATTCGTTGTAGGTCACATGGCAGAGCCTATCATAGCGCAGTTATTCACTATGACAACACGTATTCCTGTCGTTGATGGTAAGACTATTCAAGATAAAAACCGCCCATGGAGTGAATGTCAGATTGACCGCTTAACTCTTGATGGTACACCAGTTGAATTAAAGACAGCATATCAGAACCCTATGCAACCAGATGGTAAACGTAAATTCGGTCGTGGCTGTGACTTTAACGCTAAAGGTGAATTGATTTCAGTTGATGATTTAATTCCTACTGAATATTATATCCAGTGCCAGAAGCAGTTATATTTGACTGATAAGCCTTACATGTGGTTAGCAGTTTGGTTGACTAACAATCCATCAGTAAGAGTCTTTAAGATTAAGCGTGATAATGACATGATTGCTAAGATCATCAAGGCAGAAGATGATTTTATGTTTGAACATGTTATCCCAGAGGTCCCACTTCCTAAAACCGAAGAGGAAGATGAAGAGAAACCAGAAGTTAAAGACGACTCTGTATTTGCTGATGCTTTGATGCTTGATGACTTAAATCAGCTTAATGACATCAAAGCAAATATTTCTAGTTTAACAGATAAGCAGAAAGAACTTACTGCAAGAATTAAAAAACGTATGGGCGATGCTCAAAAGTTAATTTCGATTAACGGTGATTTGCTTGCAACTAAAATTACAAAGACAGTTAAAAAGTTTGATACAAAGAAGTTTAAAAACTATGATGGCGAACTGTATAAAAAATTTGAGACAGAAAATATTACCGTAACTTTAAACACAATTTCAAAAGAGGATTAAAAGATGCCTACTGCAAAAACAGGTAATGCTTTACAGCTTATTGACACAATCAAGAAATCATTAGAGCTATCATACGCAACTGATGTACTTGTAAATTTTGTTAGACAGCAAATTCATGCTCCACAGGGCACAGCTATTACAGACGAAGATGTTTTAGCTGTAATGATTAAAGCTAAGTCAATGAACCTTGACCCATTAAAATCTGGTGTTTATGCGTTCAAAGGTCGTGACGGTTTAGTTACAGGTGTGTCTAAAGCTGGTTTCCAGCAAGCTATGGCTAAGTCACCACAGTTTAATTCTTTAACTTACGTTCGCCCAGAGTTTAAGAAAGTAAATAAAAAAGACGGTAAGGGTAATATCAAAGAGATTACATATTGTGATTATGTGACAGCGATTATTACACGTATTGACTCACAAGGTAATTTGGGTAAGGTTGAAGGTACAGCTTACTTTAACGAAGAGTTTAATTCGCGTTCTACTGCTTGGTTGCAAAGACCATTGCGTATGTTAGAAAATAGAGCAATGTGCATTGCATGTAGTAACGCTTTTGGTTGGGGTGTGTACACAGACGATGAGGTTAAGGATATTGCCTACAATAACCATCAAGACCCATTAGATGTGCCAGCGAAAGTGGTGACAACAGGATCAGAACGTGCAACTAAGGCTGTTGAGCAAGTACAAAAGGTACAGCAGTTAAATGCAGTTAAGGAAGCAGAAGTTGTTGATTTAAGTTCAATTATTGAGGATATTAAAAAATCAGCAACAAAAGTAGAACTTATCAATAAGTACAAGTCTTTAGCTGATGATTTAAAGAAAGAGCAATCAATTATTGATGCTTGTGCTGAAATGAAAAAGATTTTAAACTAAGGTGACTATTATGCAGTTTGAAAAGAATTACGACAGAAAGGCAATGGTTGAGATGGAAGGGAATAAAGCAGAAGCAGGTGCTGATTATGCTGATAAGTATGTTCAGCGTGAAAAGTATTTTGCTGGTGAAATTTTAGACGTAACCATTGCGTATGCGAGAACAGAGCGAGAAGAAAAGGAAAGCAAGAAAGGTGGAATTTATTATGCACAGAAGCTGTGTTTGGTTCTTATTGATAAAGCTACTAATGAATGGTTTAGGGCAAATATCAAAGGAGCTTACTTAGGTTCTGATGGTAAAGAAGGTCATAACCCAGTTAAGTTACAAGACTTTTTTGAGTTATGTTCGATGCAAAGACCAAATTTCTTAGAAGATGCTGATGAACATTCTTTTGATTGGGAAGAACGTCACGTTTGGTGGGAGTCATATCCTAACATGATTGGGCTTAAGTTTAAGATTGTCATTGCTCACACAGACGATTTTAAAGGGTATCGTGTTAATAGCTTTGAACTTTATGACCCTAATGGTTTTTCTTTTGTTGAGAAATGTAATGGTGCAAAACAGCCAGAAGACTTAGGTATTAAGCAGTTAGAGTTAATAGAAGAACATAATAAACTTTACCCTAACGAACCATTAAATGGTGCAGTAAACAACCCAGACCCAGTAATGAACGATGCTATTGAAACTTTACGAGAGCCATCTTTATCAGCAGATGATGATGCTGATTTACCATTCTAATTAGTTTAGGAGTCGCTTACGTTAAAATCGTAGGCGATTTTTTTATGCAATACACAGAACCACAAATAAAAAATTTAATTAAACAGTACCGAGAGGTACAACCACGACTAACTTATACCGAAGCAAGGTTTTTGGCTAAGTACGAAATCTTGCATCGGTTGAGGTATTACAGGAGAGTACAACGTAAATATGAAAGTACAGGCAAAGTCATATACATTCTATGATGGTGACGTTTTAACAATTCGACAAGCAGTAAACAAGTACGGTATGAGTCGTAGCTTTATCAGAAAGATAGTAGCTAGTGGCGAGTATCGTACTTTTGATTTTTCTAAACCCCATCCAACAAAAGGTTACAAAATAAAAGCACGAGATCATACAGGCAAAGAATTTAATAGCTTTGCTGAAATGTGTCGCTTTTGGAAAGTTGATTACTATCGCTTTTATCATCGCTTACGCAAGTTAAGCGTTGAGGAAGCTATTGCTAGTTTGGTATAATACAACTTATAGTAATTGATTGGAGCAAACCTATGGATAAAATCTTCGAGTTCTTGGAACGAAACGGAGAGGTAGTATATAGCGTAGGAAGCGGATTATGCGCATTTATTATGGCTTTCTTGCGTACAGGGGGATTTACGATTAAAGATTTATCTACACGTATTACAGAGTGTTTTATGTGTTCAATGATAAGTTCTACCAGTGGTCTATTTATTATGCGATACTTCAACCTTCCTATTGAGGTATTGCTTCCATTAGGTACAGCTGTTGGCTATATTGGTACAGGCTGTATTACCGCAACAATTAAAAAATGGTTAAAGAGTAAAACAGATGCAAATCAGTCAGCAAGGTATTAACTTTATCAGGTCGTTTGAAGGGTGCAAGTTAGAGACTTATCCGTGCCCAGCCGGTGTGCTTTCTATCGGCTACGGTCATACAGGAGAAGACGTTGTTAAGGGGTTAAAGATTACACAAGAGAGAGCTGATGAGCTTTTTAAGGAAGATATTAGCAAGTTTTCTCATAATGTATCTTTTGCTTTAGACACTAATGATATAAAAGTAAATCAGCATGAATTTGATATGCTAGTCTCATTAGCTTATAACATCGGATATGGCGCATGGTTACATTCAAGTTTGTTTGATTACCTAGAAAAAGGCGACAAATTACGAGCTGGTAATGAGTTTTTAAAATGGAACAAGGTAAAAAAGAAACCTAATATGGGGCTAACCAGACGTAGAAATGCAGAGTATGAAATTTTCAGATTAGGTTATATGTAATGAAAAGGCTATCTATTGTTGGTATTAGTTTTCTTTTGTTAGGCTTGTTTATCGGCTGGAAAGTAACATCAACTTACTTTGAAGCTGAAATGAACGCTATGCTTTTACAGATACAGGAACAAGAACAAAAGAGCCATGTTGAAGCATTGGAAAAAACCATAAAGAATACAGAGACTTTAACGGTTAAATTAGGAGAACTTAATAATGAAACCTCTAATATCAACAATAAGTTTATGTCTTTGTCTAAGTTTAACATTGAGCAGTTGCGCCCAGAAGATACCAGTAGCGACACAGCATTGCGCCCAGATACCAGAACTACCGAAAGAACTACAACAGAAAAGAAAGACCGATGCGTTAGACAGGACCGTGCAAAATTTCAACGACTATATGAACAACAATTAGAAGTTGCTAGAGATTGCGATATAACTGCTACTTATTATAACAAGCTATTGGAGTTATACAAAAATGTCAGATAATTTTGATGTTGAAGATGTACCTCAACCTAAAAGAAAAGTTGAAAAGTACAAGTGGCATGTTGAAACGACAGACCCAGAAGTAAAAGAATTAGATAAAAAGTATGATGTTATTCAAGGTTCTAATCATGCTATTGCTAACCTAGAACATAATGATGTCATAGCTATGTTTGAGAAGTATGGGTCAAGACCAGATGTCGATTTATATACTATTGCCCAGACACTTCATATCAGTGATGTGACATTAGGTAAGTTATGTAAATCAGAAGAGTACAAAGAAGCGTATCAGTCGGCAAAAGCTAAACGTGGAGAATTGTTAGCTTTAGAAGGTTATCATGTAGCATCAGAGCCATACCAGAAATGCTTACAAGGTGAAGAGATTGATAGTGTTTTTGTCAAGGCTTGTCAGTTAAAAGCTAATTACAACCTTGCTATGGCTAAAGTTATGAACCCAGAATACGCTGGTACAGGAAGTAATAATAGCAGTAACAACGGTGTAAATCTGATAATTAACACAGGTTTTAAAGTTAATCTATGAGAGACGTCAATGTTCAATTAGGTGTTATACCTAGACCATGGCAACAAGAGGTTTCAGAACACATGAAACGTTTTACTGTTATAGCCGTTCATAGACGTGGCGGTAAGACAGTATTAGCATGTAATATCTTAGCACAACAAGCAACAACTAAAAAAGATTGTTTATTTGGTTATATCGCCCCAGAACGTGCGCAAGCTAAAGTCATTGCGTGGGATGTATTAAAACGTATCTTTGACCCATTCGTAAAATTTCAAGAAGCGGAAAAGCGTAGAAACAAAAACGCAGAAGATGTAGTCACGATCATGGAGTCTGAACTAAAAATCACTTTTAATAAGACTGGTAGTTCAATTCAGTTGTTTGGTGCTGATAACCCAGACCGTATTCGTGGTGTTAAGTTGGCTGGTGTGGTTATGGATGAGGTTGCACAGATGAAGCCAGAGACTTGGTATGATGCTGTGCGACCAGCCTTGATGGATAGTAAAGGTTGGGCTTTATTTATCGGTACCCCAAAAGGGGTAAATCTTTTTAGTGAGTTGTTTAATATGCCAGCTACATCAGAACGTTGGTATAGTAAAGCATATACTTGCTATGAGACAGGCGCATTACCACCAGAGGAAATTGAAGAGTACAAGCGTACAGTACCCGAAGAGGTATTTCGCCGTGAGATGCTATGCGATTTTAGTGCTTCTGCTGACAATCAAGTTATCTCATTATCTATGGCAAAGGGTGCAATCAATCGAGATGTTGACCCTACATACGCTAAGTATTCAACTTTAGTGTTAGGTATTGATGTTGCTCGATACGGCAAAGATAAGACTGTTCTGTTTTTTAGAAAAGGTTATCAAGCATATCCACCTATCATGTTTAATCACATGGACTTTTATCAACAGGCAATACACATCAAAGAAATTTGTGACGAAAAACAACCTCGTGCAATTTTTGTTGATGGTACAGGCATGGGGTGTGGCTTACCAGATTTCTTACGTGCGTTTGGTATGAACAACGTATTTGACGTTAATTTTTCTGGTGTGACATCGGACCAGCAATATTTTAATACACGTTGTATGCTATGGTTTAAGTTGCAAGAATGGCTAAAACAAGGAGGCTCAATCCCAGACGATCAAAATCTAGTACAGGAATTAGCAATGCCTTTATATGAAGCAATGCCAGATGGTAAGTATAAGCTAGAAGCTAAAGAAGCAATTAAGAAGAGATTACACGGAAAGAGTCCAGATAGAGCTGATGCTTTGGCTTTAACATTCTTTGTAGATTTTGATAAAAATATGCTACAAGAACATAACCCTTTTGTTAAAACAAAGGTCCAGACTGTTGTTGATGACATAAATCCATTCACAGTTTTTGAAGATGAAAGGAGAAATGATCGTGGTTCAATATTCACTGCAATGGACTTCCGTTAGTGATATGTTACGTATGCACGGTGTTGCGGAAGTTATTAAAGAGTATGCAAAAATTGCTGGATTTGTAAATGAAAAAGCTGTTAGTGCCCTTGAATACTATCGCAACTATGCTTTGCTGTTAGACGAAAAAGGCGCAAAGTGTTGTGCCGTTATCGGAAATGATAACCATTGCTATGGTTTTGGTGTTCTTTTTGCCGAGAAGTTTTGGCATAATGATACCATCGTTGGCAACGTAAGTGACTTGTATGTGATGAAGTGTGCCCGAAAAGCTGGAAAAGGCACAGCTTTACTTAATGCTATTAAAGAAAAGGCTAAAGAATTGAATTGCGTACAAGTTTTATTCACAGCAACAGCTAATACCAGAGCGGAAAAGTTATATAATAAGATATTCAAAAGACGATCAACAATCTACGTATGGGAGAATAATTTATGGCATCTGGGGCAATAGCAACCATTGTAGCATCTGCAATCGCTGCGACCGCAACAACCGCAAGTGCAGTAATGGCGAAGCAATCGGCAAACAAACAGACTCGTGCACAGGAAAAGGCATCAAATCTTCAGCAGATGTCACAGGCACAGGAACAGGCTAGACAGAACGCACAGAACGCTGAAAAGGTACAGAAAATTGATGATAACGCTGTTGGTGATACTTCAATTTTCAACGAAGGTGGAGCTAGTGGTGTAGGCACTGATAGTGCTTTAGGCTCAACTAACTCTTTAAATTCAGCTGATGATTGGTTTTAAGTAAATGCAAAAGTTCTCAAAAGCTACACCTACTGAAAGACGTTCATATTTATTAAGTCGATATGAACAGCTTAAGACACAGCGTAACTATCATTCTACAATGTGGAAAGATGTATCACGTTACATTTCCCCATTCAGTGGGAGATTTAATGCTGGTAATCATGGTGAAGGCAGGAGCTTTGACTTAATACTTGACAGCACTGCTGAAAGAAGTTTAGACACTTTATCCAGTGGAATGATGTCAAGTGCATCAAGCCCTAGTCGCTCATGGTTCAGCTTAGTTACCACCGACCCAGACTTACAAAAAGACAAAGAGGTTTCTGTATGGTTGAGCCAGTGTGAGTCAGCTTTACAGAGAACATTTGAAATTTCAAATACTTATACAGTATTACAGCAGATGTACAAAGAGCTGGCTCTTTTTGGTGTGTCTGCTAATGTTATTACTGAAAGCCCTTTTACTATCATTGAAAATCACTTGCTAAGTGCTGGTGAATTTGCTATTGGTAGTGATAGTGCTGGTAATGTAAACACTTTATATAGAGAGTTTGAACTAACAACTTCACAAGCTGTTAGACAGTTTGGATATGACAAGGTTTCAAGGAGTATTCAGCAAGCGTATGACTCTGGTTATTTACAGGCTTATTGGCGATTTATTCAAGCGATTGAGCCTAGAGATGATCGTGACGTGACAAGTAAGTTTGCAACTGAAAAACGTTTTGCTTCTTACTACTTAGATTTGTCTGCTGAAACTGGTGATAACGGTGGTGTTGTAAGCGAAGGCGGTTATGACTTGTTCCCTTGTGTTGTACCACGATGGGAAGTTTTAGGTAACGATCCTTATGGTACATCGCCTTGCATCAAGCTATTACCAGATGTAAAGCAACTGCAACAAGAAATCTATCGTAAGTTAGAGATGATAGACCAGATGGCTCACCCGCCACTGTTAGTACCACAATCAGCAAGAAATGGGCAGATTAGCCTAAAAGCTGGTGCACTGAATTATACTGCGGGTAATGATGCTGTAAATGCTATCAAGCCTATGTTACAAAATAATGGCGATGCTAACGTTTTGGTACAGGATATTGCTAACTTACAGAATATTATTAAAGAAGGTTTGTTTGTAAAGCAGTTCTTAATTCTTGAAGAAGCAATGAATAACCGTAAGACAACGGTTGAAGTTTATGCTTTAAAAGAAGAAAAGATGTTAGCTTTAGGTTCTGTTGCAGAGCGTATTAACAATGAGTGCTTAAAGCCTTATGTTAATATCACTTTAGCTCGTTTAGCTGAAAGTGGTGTTTTGCCACCAGCCCCTCGTCAGATTGAGAATGTGTCATTGCAGGTTGAGTTCCAGTCTGTATTGGCACAGGCACAGAAAGCTATTGACTTAAATTCAGTTGATCGCTTTATGTCAACCACAATGAATTTGGCTAGTGTGTTCCCAGATGTATTAAATCGTGTTGATACAGATGGTTTGATTGATGCTTATGCACAGCGTATTGGTGTTGATCCACAAATCTTACGTAGCCGTGAGGAAGCAAATCAGATACGTCAGCAACAGGCAGAAGCACAGCAGAAGCAACAAGAGTTAGATCAAGCTCAACAGCAGTCATTGACGGCACAGCAGTTGGCACAAGCACAGAAGTCTGGAACGGAAGCAAGTTTAGCTAACCAGCAGTTACAGACAGCACAGGATAGTTTAGGAGCATAATGCAAACAAGTTTTGAAAGAGATGTAGCTCAAAAGCAATATCAAGAGGACTTAGAACGTATTAACGAAACTAAGAAAGAACGCTTTGATATTGCTTTGAGTGAAGTTGTTAAATCGCCTAACGGAAGAAAAGTATTAAAGCGTATTCTATCTATTGCTCCTTCTAATGCTTTGAATAGTTGCGTTGATCCTATTCAGATGGCTTTTAATGAAGGGCGAAGAAGTGTTACACTAGAAATACAAAGTTTATTAAATAGCTTGTCAAAAGAAACAATAAGACAAATTGAAGATGAGGAAATCTAATTATGGATAATGTAGCGCAGACAGCAACACCAACCGCACAGACCGCAGAGCCACAGACAGCACCGCAGTCCGCACCACAGGTTGAACCACAGCAGACAGCTCCACAGGCAGAACCACAGCCAGAACAGACTAATGACATTTCTGACGGTTGGTTTGATGGTAAAGAGAGCGAGCAGACACAGGAACAGACACAGGAACAGAAAGAGGAGTTAGTCCCTAAAGTTAATGATCCTCTAGATGAAGTCCCAGCAGATGGTGCTTATAAATTCTTTGATGAGAATGGCAAAGAAATTCCAGCAGAAGATGTCAGTAGCGTGTCAGATGCCTTTAAGGAAGCGGGTCTTACACAGCGACAGGCAAACACTCTAAAGGCTAAGTATGATGAAAGTGTTAAAAATGTAGCACAGGAAGTACAACGTCAGAATATGGTTGCTTGGGCTGATATGGCTAAGGGCTGGAAAGAAGAGGTTATTGCTGATAGAGAGTTCGGTGGTGATAACTTAGAGCAGTCTAAGGCTTATGTGTCACGAGCATTGAATACTTTTGGTGACGATGACTTAAAATCCTTTGTTAAGGAGGGCTTTGGTTTTCGTCCTAGTTTGTTTAAATTGCTTGCTCGCACAGGTAAAATGTTATCAGACGACAGGTTTGTAAAGGGTTCACAGGTGCATGAAGAGAGTGCTTATGAACGTAACAAGCGCAGATACCCTAAGTCACCAGAACTATGGGGAAGCCCAGACCAGTAGTTAATCCCAGTTAAGGTAGCATTATATAGGAGAATAAATAAATGCCAGCTATTGCAAAGCCAGCGTTTCTCAACGGTTTAATGCTATCACAGGCGGATTTAATTAAGCGTCTTGATTCTAAAGGCAACGTTGCAGATATTGCTGAAATCTTAAACGAAACCAACGAAATCTTAACAGATGTAGTTTTTAAAGAAGGCAACCTACCAACAGGCGACCAGCAGACAGTACGTACCAGCGATCCAGAAGTTTACTTTAAGCAGTTGGGTCGTGGTGTTAAGCCATCAAAGACAGAAGTAGCACATGTAACAGAAACATGCGCTATGATGCAGGCAGAGTTTAAGTTAGATGTTGATACCTCAAACTTAAACGGTTCATCAGCAGAGTTTAGAAGTTCAGAAGAAAAAGCCTTTATCGAAGCAATGGGTAAGTCTTTCTCTCACGAACTTTTTTATGGCGACAAGACAAACGCACAGGAAGGCTTTAACGGTCTTGCTACTCGTTACTCTCACTTAGATACATCTGTTGATGCTTCGGCAAAGAATGTGCTTAATGGTAATGCTACTGCAAAGGCAAAAAATGTAACTTCAATTTATATTGTAGGTTGGGGCGACAATGTATATTGTCCATATCCTTTAGGATCAAAGCTAGGTTTACAGACTATTGATATGGGTCATCAGTTAATGAAAGACGACCTCGGCTACGATAACGACTACTATGTAACACTTTATAAGTGGCAGGTAGGTTTAATGGTTCGTGATTGGAGATACTGTGCACGTATCTGTAACATCGACTTAAACGACTTATCATTAGGACAGGGTATCGGTGCTGGTAATATTCAGACAGGTGGTACTACTAACTTAATTCTTAAGTTAAAAGAAGCATTAACTAAAATTCCTAAGTCTGGTAAATCAAACTTAGCAATCTACATGAACTCTGATACATTCGCTGGTTTAAATACTTTAGCAGAGCGTATGAACTCTAACGTAATTAAGTACGATACTAAGACCAACGAATTTGGTGTACAGTCAGCATGGACTTCATTTATGGGTATTCCATTAAGACAGTGCGATCAGATTTCAAGTGACGAGTCTATCGTTAAGTAAGGAGAAAGAATAATGGCTATTGTTGACTCACAGTCCATCTTATCAGATAGACAGGTTGTTACAGATGTAACCTACTCCCAGCATGGCTTTGACTGGGGCACTGATGCGGATTACGGTACAGGTAAACCAGTTTATCTTGCTGTAACTATCCACGGTGCTTTTGCTAAGAACTTACGTATTCAGCTCGTAGGTTCAAACGAAGAAAATATTACAAACCCTATTGTCTTAGGTGACTCTGGTTTGTACAAAAAAGCAGAACTAACTGCTGGTAAGACTATCTACGTACAGCTAGTACAGACTAACAAGAAGTACCGTTATATGTGCGCTAGATACATTCCGTCAGCAGAGGGAACAGCAGAGGACCCTAACGCAGTGCCAACAGGTACTTCCGCTTGTGATTGTGCTCCTCTCGGTCGCCCGCCTAAAGTTGGCGAGAAACAGCCAGAACTAGCAAACGGTTTGTCAGCTTGCTTAGTATTAGTGGCTCCAACCGAAGGAGTTTACTACAAGTACGCAAATCAAGAAAAGCTCACCGCTGGTGTATAACTTATATTAGTTATGTTAAAATGAGGGACTAGAGATAGTCCCTTTTTTTATGGTGTAACAATGACAGAAATAGATATTTGCAATAATGCGTTAAACTTAGTGGGTCAAGGAACTCACATCGAAAGTTTAACAGAACAAACAAAAGAAGCTGATAGTTGCAGTCGCATTTTACAGCCTTGCATTGACAGGTGCTTAGATAAGTATGACTGGAGTTTTGCTAGCAAGAATGAAGTTATCCTTGCAAGTAACTTGGTTAGCGGTGCTGTTAATCCACCTTTTGAGTTTACATATTCATTGCCAGTTGATTTTCGTAGAGCAACAGAACTACATGATATAGGCAATGACAGTGGTTATGCTAGAAGAGTTACACCAAAAAAGCATATTCCATACAAAGTGTATAACTTTAACAATAACTTAGTTATTGCTACAAATAAGGAAGCACCTTTTGTGTTGCAGTATCAAAGTGCTGTTGTAGAAATGTCATTATTACCACCATCTTTTATTGAAGCCGTGGAATATCTAATGGCTAGCTATTTAATTGCGGACTTACAAAAAGGTGTAATGGCTGAAAATCAATCAATTAAAATGGTTCAGCTAGCATATCAAGCATTAAAGGTTTGTCACACTAATGATGTTCCTATTGGAGTTGAATGGATTGACGAACCAAAAGAAGAACAAAGTTTAGACTTAATTAAGGTGCGTGGTTACTTAGGAGCTGGATATGGGTACAAAGATTTTATCTAATTCTTTTTCTGGCGGTGAGGTATCACCAACTTTAATGGGTAGAACTGATGACAGCGGTTATAAGACAGGTGCTGAAATCTTACAGAACTTTATCGTTAATCCCACTGGTTCTATACGTAGTCGTGCTGGTTTTGAGTTTGTTTTTGAAGTCCCTAACAACGATAGCCATGTTCGCTTAGTTCCTTTTAGGTTTTCGTCAGACCAGACTTTAGTTCTGTTATTTGGTGCTGGCTATATGTCTGTGCTGTCACAAGGAAAAGTCGTGATGAAAAATGGACAGCCTTACAAGATGAGCACACCATTAAACGCTAACGCTATTGATAGTTTGCATTACTCACAAAATAACGATGTAGTAACTATTACTAGCTTGCATACTCCACCCATCGAAATTAAACGTTATTCTGTAAATGACTGGAAATGGAACTATGTTAATACAGGAGCAACCTTACCAGCTCCAACTGGGCTATGGTCTAACGTTCAGTTACCTCAATTCTATTATCCTATTGAAAATGCTTATAATATGGTCGGTGGTTTACATGACTATGTTGTCACAGCATTGGATAAAAACGGCATAGAAAGCCCAGCATCAGCAGTAAAAGAAGCTAGCGGAAACTATAATTATGACGGTGTTCGTATTCAACTAGGCTGGGCTGGGGTGAATGGAGCAGACAGATATAGGGTCTATCGTGATGTTGCTGGTGTAAAATGCTATTTGGGCGAAACAAAAGATACAAAAATTTTTGACGAAGGCTCAGTCCCAGATGGTTCTGCAACACCACCTATCTATAAAACACCTTTTGTCTCAACAGAAACAGGAACTACGGAAGTAGTGGAAAGTTCTGTTAAAGTAGACTCTGGAGGTTCTGATTATACTTATGGTTACAATGCACAAGGAATGTTATATACCCCTCATTCTTTAAGGTTTAAGTGTATTCCTCCTTTGAAGATAACTACTAATGTACAGTTTGCACAACAGCAGACGTCAAGTACACATTATACAGCTGATAATTACAACTTAATTGTTACAGCAACTTTGACTTTAATTAACAGCTCTGGGGCTACTGTAATGACACAGGGGCTTGGAGATTTCTTTTCAATTAAGTTATTATCTCAAAAGCCGTCAGATTATCGTACAGAAAATCACGGGCAATCGCAAACAGTTTACTGGGGTCAAGTTGATGCTACTTATGCTTTAATTTCAACAAAAGATATTAAAATTGACTTTGGCAACGCATCTTTTAAAGATAAAAACTTTAGAGTCAAGATTGCCTTTGATGTAAATATCGTTGAAAAAATGTCAAACGGTACATCAACTGGCACTAATTACTATGCCATTGCTAACAAAACAATTCATAAAGAGATTAACTATACAGACCTAGTTGATACAAATTATACTTATCAGCAATCTGTGTATAAAGATAATGAAACTTTGCAATCAATTACAGACAATGGTGTTGATCTAGTTTATATGATTAACAATACGACACAGACTGATTGTGAAACTGAAATTCCACTATATGTAGTTAGTGATGATGTTCCTGTTGATGTTGTAGGTATTGCTAAGAATGGTGTTGTAATTGAAACAAAATCTTATGTAGTCTTAGGATTTTTAAAAGACAATATCTATGTAATCAATGCTAACGGAAGAGGAGCTACTTTTAGTGCAGAACGAAAGACTGTATTAAAGTCTGGTGATAATCCATGCTGTTGTACACAATACGATCAGCGAAGAGTTTTCGCTGGTTCAATCGAGCACCCATTAAAAGTTTGGTTTACTAATGCTGGCTTTCAGTCATTGATGTGCTACCATCAGCCATCATTAGGTGATGATAGAATTGAGATTGAAGCGGTAACGACTGATGCCGATAGAATTAAACACATGATTGCTTTACAGTCACTAATCTTAATGACTGGTTCGGCAGAACTGCGTGTATATACACAGAACTCTGATAGCTTAACACCTAGCTCAATCGCTGTTAAAGTTCAGTCTTATATCGGTTCTAACGATGTACAGCCTTTAGTTGTTAACTCTACAATTATATTTGCTGGAAATCGTGGCGGTCACATTTACGGTATGGCATACACTTATTCAGCAGATGGCTATAAATCAAGTGACATTTCTATTCGTGCACCTCATCTGTTTGACGAAAAGAATATTATAGATATGGCTTTATCGAAAGCACCTATACAAATTGTATGGGCTGTAAGTTCAAGTGGTGACTTGTTAGCTTGCACTCTTTACTTAGACCAGAATTTATGCGCATGGACTAGAATTGTGACTGATGGGCATTTTGAGAGATGTGTCGCAATTACAGAAGGTAATGAAGATAGGTTATATGTAGTTGTAAACCGTGGGGGCAAACGTTATGTAGAACGTATGTCTAACCAGATTATTAGTTCTAATCCTACTAAGCATAGATACTTGGATTGTTATTTAAACAATATATTTCCACAGCCAACTAAGAGTGTGTCTGGGTTAAGTCACTTAGAAGGAAAGACCGTTGGTGTGTTTGTTGATGGTAAACCGCAATCAAACAAAGTAGTTCGTAATGGTGCTATATCTTTAGATACAGCAGGCTATGATATAACTGTTGGCTTGCCTTATTTGTGTAAGCTAAAAACTCTGCCTATTACAGCGCAGACAGCTAACCAACTACAAGGCACAAGCAAGAACGTATCAGAAGTTTTTTTAAGACTAATGCACGATGGCGATGTTTATGCTAATCTATCAAGTGCAAAGAAGTTATATAAAGTTAAGACTGATGATAAATATTATCAGCCTTATGGTGACAAGTCTAAGCTAGCTCAATTAACAGTTGATGGCTCATGGCAGTTAGATACGTCACTTGTTGTTGAACATAGAGACAGCTTACCTTTAGAAATACAAGGTGTCGTTTATAATTTAACTCTTGAAAATACAGGGACTTACTAATGAGCACAGCATACAATCTTCCTAAAGTAGCATCATATAATTCGGCAAACCATGCAACTAATAATGTTAATGGCTCTAGTGATTGGGACCAAAACGCAAATGATCTGTTTCAACTAGGTGTTGGCAATGCCATTGTGAATGGCTTTAGTTCGTTTAGTGAGTCATACAAGAATGTATTGCAAGGAAAGATGACAGCTAGAAACTATCAAGCACAAGCTGATAGCTATAACTATCAAGCTAACATGGCAATGCAAAATATGTTTAATGCCTATCGCCAAGGTGAATGGAAAGCAATGGATATGGGCATTAAAGACAGACAGAAGCTAGCAGATATTAAGACAGCTAATGCAAGTTCTGGTGTAAAAATGACAAGTGGTTCTAAGAAAGAATTAGAAGAGTCACAGCGTTTAATTCATGCGCAAAACCAGAAAGCATTAAGAGACAATATTGAAGCACAGGCTAGTCAGTATCGTCAGCAAGCAGTCAATATGCAAGCACAGGCTATTGTTGCTAAGGGCAATGCACAGGCACAGAACATGATGGCTAGCTCATGGTCGCCATTTATCAACGGCTTTATGACTGTAGGTTCTGGAATTGCTAAGGCTTACTACGGCGCAGATATGTACAATAAAGGTTTATATTCAGCAAAGGATGCTTTATAAAAATGGCTACACTATTAGACTTATCACATATAAATTTAAACTTACAGCAGAATGTACAACCAGCTAATTTGGTGTCGCAACCAGTACAAGATTACAACGAATTAGATAAAGCTGGATTAAAAGCATCACAGGAGTTTTTACAGTCTTTTGCTAAAGCTCGTGCTGTAACTATTGATATTCAAGATGATGCTAGCGCATCTACTAATGCGCTAGATTTTGAACGTGATATATCATCTAAGCTAGACGAAGCCAGCAACCTACAAGGTACAAAAGCACAGGAAGCGTTTGATGCCTTGCCAGAAAAGATTGCACAGTCACGAGAGTTATATACAGATAAGAACTTAAACGCCCGTCAGAAGTTTTTATTCTCTAAGAAAACTAAAGATATGGAAAACGGTTTTCTTATTCGTGCTAACTCTATTCAAGCTCAAAAGGCAATGCAAGATAAACTTAAGGCTATGAGCCAAGAGTTAAAGAATAAGATTAACGATGTTGCTTTGACTTGGAATACTCCTGTCTTTGAGCAAAACTTGCAGACGTTAAAAGACTTAGTTGCAGAACAACAAAGTATTATCGGTTACAACAACAAAGATGATATTGAAAATGCGCAGAGAGAAGCAACAAGTAAGTTGTTCTCTACTGTTATTTCTGGCGATATTCAAAATAAAAGATATGGAGTTGCCAGACGTGGCTTAACAGAACATGCAGATGACTTAGATGGTATTGATCGCATTCGTTTAATGAACGCTTTAACAGCAAGTATGACTAGCGATGCGGAAGAAAAACAACGTCAAGCTCATTCAGATGCAATGGAGTTATATCGTAGTCTAAAGCAATCAGCTAGAGATTATATGGACAACGGTCAATTTGACTTAGGTAAAAAAGCAAACGAACAAGCAAACGCTATCGGCACACAGTTAGGATTGCCCCCATTAGTATTAGGTTCTAACGATGTTGTTGCTCAAAAAAAGTATAACGGTTGGCTAGTCAACAAAATGAATGAAACCAAAAAGAATAAAGGTTATTCTGATTTGGAAAAACAACAGCGTTTTACAGAGCTAAAACAGAATGAAGATTTAATTAAGAACGCAACAGAATTAGTAAGCGTTGAGTTTAAAGGTAAGAAGCCTAAGACAAAAGAAGAGAAAGATGCTTTTGCTTTAAAGTTAAACAAAAAGATTGATGAGTTAGCTTACGGTCAAGTTGAACAAGAAAGTAAAATGGCTTACGAAAGCGCAGACTTTAATAGCAAAGCCGTAACTCAATTCTTTGATATAACTCAAAGTTTAAAAATGAACTATGACAACTCTGGTGCAATTAACACAGAAGATTTTATCCAGCGTGTTTGCGCACAAAGTGAAGATGCAAGGAAATTAGTTTCATCTTTAAGCAAAGAACAGTATGCAGACTTTAAAGACTTAGTACACCCTATGGCTGGTGGTCGTGAAGTAGGCAATGACGTTGGCTATAACAACATTATGAAAACGCAGGATTTAGCTTTACAATTCAAAGACTTAAAAGCTGTAAAGGAATACGCTATTACAAATCATTTTAGCCGTCAGCAAGCTAATGATTTTAAAATGGCGTATCTAAAAGTAAGAACAACAAGGAACACTAAGACTTTAGAGCAAGTTGAAAAATCAGACAAAAATATCTATGCACAAAAAATGTTTGGCGGTGATTATAAAGACTTAGAGCCAGAAGAACAGAGATTAGTAACTATGGCTGTGTCAGCCAGAAACACTGCTGTAATTCAGTACGCAGATGAGCATGACTTAAACTTAGAAAAGATGTCAGATTGGTTGACAGCTAATATTATGACAGACCAACGTTATGATTTTACTAAAGTAAACGTTAACGACCAGCAAGTAGCTTTTGAGCAGGCACAAAATATACAAACAGTTTCTAATGAAGCATCACAAGAAATGAAAGATTTTGCTGATAGTTATTTACCAGTAGATGAAAAGAACAACGTTCAATCAAGATATGATTTATTTACTGAACTAGAACCTTTTAACTTTACCACTGGTTATGGCAAGACTTCTAAGAAACATACTATCTTAGTAAGGCAACCTATTATTGATCTTGTTAATAATAATTATGCTGTTTTAACTCGTAGCTCTAGCTCTTATGACTTAGACGTAGCTAACATTCAAGAAATGGACAAAGACTCTATGGACAAGTATAATAAACCTATTCAGAGTGAAGCTGATATAGTCGAGTTTTTAGCAAAGTACGAGCGAGATAACGGTAAAAAATGGCAGATCAAATTTACAAGTCCAACCTACCACAGCAAGACTTTAGTCAACCAGTACAACGTGTCGGAATAGGTCAAGCAGTTATAGACCAAAAGCAAGACTTCATAGGGTCTATGCCTTTTGATTATTCATCTTTCATGGAGCGTCAGAATATTGCGCAAAATCCTTTGCAGTATTCTGAACTTATGGATGACACTCTTAACGTTATCAACTCTAATGATTATCAGTATCAGTTAGGAAGTTACTTACAAAAGAATAACATTCAGCAAGGTCAGACTTTAACTGATACTGATTATGACAAGATAACTGCGGAGGACTATGCTTTATATTCAGCAAGTCAAGGCAATTATGAAGCTGATAAAGAAAAGAAAAACAGCTTAGACTTCGCTAAAACACTAGCGCAACAAGGAAGGCTATCAGAAAATATGATAGTCCCTTTTGCTTTTGCTAATTATAAAAAAGCTACTTCTGATACATTTTATATTAACGGCGTTCCTAGTTTAGATAGTAACGTTCTGTCTAAGCTAGTATCAAATCCGAATGTATCAGCTTTAACCCTGGCTAAAATATCTAATGGTTTAGATATGATTGCTGGGGATAAGAATAATTTATCTACTTTTGGCACTGTTACTTCAACATTTAAAAACACCGAAGCACAAGACGAAGCATCAGAGCAATACGGTAATTATGAATTAAACGCACAACAGACTAGAGATATACAGCGCAAAGCCCAGTTGCTCTATGAGTCTGAAAACAGTAATGCGCTTATCAAATTTGGTGCTACTTTTGTAGCTGAAATGGCACAGGCATACAAGCGTAATCCGTTGAGTGCTACCGCCATTACTGTTGCTAGTGCTATCACAGCTCCATTCACTGGTGGTAAAAGTATCGCTTTAGGCTTTGGTGCTATTCAAGCATTAAGAGATTTTAATTCTGCTCGTGAGAGTGTGGCTTTAGAAGCAGATTTAGCTCGCCCAGAATTATCACAACACGATGCTTTAAATTCATATCAAGCGTTAGGTTCTGGTACTACCAACGCATTACTTGACGTTGCCACTTTTGGTATGATGGGTAAAGCCCTGTCAACTGCTGGTACTAAAGCATTAGAGCAGTTTATTGCTAAAGAGCAAAAGACTGCTAAGGTTTTAGAGAAATCCAAGATAGCTAAAGCCTTGCCTACCGAAGCTGAAACTTTAGCAAAGCATAACCATGAATATTTAAAAGGTATCGGTGCGCAATTCTTAGAGAATACAGCAATGATGGAAACCGTTGGTTTAACCCAGCAGATTGCGACAAACAGTTTATCTAACAAAGACTTAACTAACAACTTAGGTAATGTTGCTAAAGAAAGTTTTAAACAGGGATTAGGTTTATCTGCTATGTCAACCGCAGGTTTTGCCTTAAAGTACCCATTCAGTCGAGCAAAAATTATAGATGCGTATGCTAAGTTAAGTGATAAAACTCAACACGATGTAGTGAATACAACTCTTAATGAACAGACCAAAGACTTAAATTCGATTGATAAAGCAAGAGTTGTTAAAGATACTGGCTTAATGGAAGTTAAATTTGATAAGGCTGATATTCAGAAGATGGCAGAAGAGAATGATATTGACTTAAGCCAGAGCTGGATAACAGATAAATTAAATAAAACCCCAGATGGTGAGACTATTTCAGTCCCTTTAGATGAGTACCTATCTCACGCTAAAGAAGGCGACTTTGCGTTGTTTGAAGAGTTACGTCACGATAGTGATGAGGGCATTTCCAAGCAAGAAGCAGAGCAAACATTTAGCCCAGAGATGCAGAAAGAATTAGAAGTAGAGTACCAAGACTTCGTTAATAAAACAGTTGAAGAAAATAAAAAAGATATTGACGAACGTAGCACCATTGAAGCTGATGTTATGACACAGGTACGAAATGCAGTGCCTAGTTCCAATTCAGAACAAGCAAGAAGCATCGGTTCTTACATTGCATCTATCTGGGAGTTTGTATCAGACCTTACAGGCGATGGACTGCTAGAGTCTTACAACGGCAACAAAGCAAAAGTTAAACGTGAGATGGCACCACGCTTTACCGATGGTTATGAGTTACATTACTTAGGCATCTTTACCGACGATGGTGAAGCTAAGGTTACTGATAAAGGTGATAATATCACAGCTTTACATGAAGTAATACACTACTCATTAACAGGTTTAGAGTATGCTGAACAAAGATTAAAAGAGAAGCTGGCAGTAGCTGATGAAGCAACAAAGCCTCAGTTAGAAAAGAATTATAAGAAAGTAAAGTCTATATTAGACTATGTGTATGGTGGTGATTATTCACAGGTAGAGAAACATGGTGAACAGTGGCGCACAGCAAATGAAAAATTTGTAGCACAGATGATGCTAGATATTGTTAGCGGTCATGCAGAAGCACCAGCTGTTAAAGATTTTTACAAGAGTTTACAAAAGATGATTATCAACGCTTATGCTATACGTGCAAGGCATGGTGATCGCACTTCTCGTATGACACCTAAAGAGAAACAAGCTAATGCTATTGAGCAGATTAACGATAGCTTTAGTACAATTTATAATCAGCAGTTGTATGTTGATGACCCTGTGTTTAATGAGTTTGCAAAAGATTTGTTTGACGCACAGAAAGAAGCAGAGTTGTATGAAGGTTTATACATCGGTGATAGCGTTGATACTTTAGTAAGCTCTAAGGGCGAGAAGATTAAAGTTGATGATGAGATTGTAAACAAAGTTAAAGCAGAACGTGAGAGTTTTAGAGATTGGCTAGTAAATTTTAGAAGCAAAGCTAGTGCAACTTTATTTGCTTTCGGTCAAAAGTTAGATAGTGAGTTTGGTAAACTTCTTAAGTCAAATAAAGAAGCAAGCAGTTTCTTTAGAGAACAAGGCAGAGAGTTTAAGCAAGACTTCTTAAAGGCTTATAAAGAGACGAAGAATACTTTAAAAGATAAACCTGAGTTTAAATTCTTACTTGAACTTAAAGAGCACCCATTCAATCGTGATGAAATGAAAGGTATGCTTGAACGTAAGCAGTTGACTAAGCGTGAGTATAAGCAACTAGAAAAAGATGGTTTCTTATCTGATGATGGTGAAACGCTTACAGCAAAGAGTGCTATCTATAAAGGTGTAAGCCCTCGCCGTATGCTAACCAGCGCCTTGCAGATTAGGACGCCTAACGCTTACTTGCATAAGTCTGCATTTACTAAAGCATTAAAAGATTATAAACGTAAGGTAAACGACAACTTCGCAAATGGTAAAGTCAAGGAGCACTTTTATCAAACATTCGGAAACATCTTACGTTATGAGCATCAGCTTGTTAACAAACTAAAAGGCACACTTGATAAGCCTAGCTTTGTAAAGTATCTGGCTAACAGAGCTATACAAGACAGCAAGGTGTTCAAGCATGGCGACCGTTACTATATGTCACAGGCTCAACGACTAAGACAGAAAGCACAGGCTTGTCTAAAGAAAGGCGACCTAAAAGGTGCTGATGATTATTATCGTGCATCACGTGTGACCGCAGAGCTTGCCTTTGCTAATACACGTACACGTAATATTATTGAGAAACAAACAGATAGAGTTAAGCGTTTAGTATCTAAAGGTCGTGAAGATTTATTTAAGCAAGGTTATGACAATGATACTTTAGACTTAGTAAGGACTATATTAGATAGGACTGGTTTGGGTAATAACTTCAAAGGTGACTTAGACAAAGTTAGAACTAGAGCTAAAGATGATTCTATCATTCAGATGGCTGTTGATTTATTCGATAGCTTTGATAAGAGCAGTCTAAATAAAAAATATACAGACTTAACAACAGCTGAAATAGAAAAGATACATGATACCATAGAAGGGCTTGTAACTCTATCACGACAGCAACGTGAAGTTATCTTAGACGGTAAGAAGTACGATCGTGAGCAAGTCATCAATGACATTGCAAATCAAATTCAGTATGAACACAAGATTGTTAACGGTAAAGTCGTACTAAGACTAGACGAAAACGGCAATCCTATTCGTAAAAAGAATAAAGCACCAGACCGTACACTTAAGAATGGTGGTACAGGCTTGACTGCTGGCTGGCTAACAAAGAAGATACTAGGCATTGATGCAAGCGCAAAAGCTATCTGGGGTAAGATTGAGCAATGGGTGTACAGCATTGATGGTGAGATGGGTGGTACTTTACACACTTTGTTCTTTACTCCTGTTCGTAGAGCGCTAGCTAGAAGTGCAAAGACAACAACAGAGTTTAAGACAAAGTATCAAGCTGTCTTAGCTAAAGCGCAAGAGTCTTATACTTTAGGACAGATTACATCTAACTTACCAGACGTGCGTAATGGTGGTGCACCTATCGTCTTTGGAGCTGGCAACTCTTCTGCTTTTGGTTGCGGTCAAGCTGAAATCTTGGGGCTTCTTACTCACATTGGTAATGATAGTAACTTTTCTAAGTTATGTGAAGGTTATGGTTGGACCCCACAACAAGTGTTAACCTTTGTACAAGATTGTGTTGACAAGGGTATCATCACAAAGGAAATGCTAGAAGCATGTAACGAGCTATGGGCTATAAACAAAGAAGCATTTATACGTGGTGACAAGGCTTATTATCAAGTACATGGTATTCACCCTAAAGAGTTAGAACCTAGACCAGTGATAGTGACTATGCCAGATGGTTCTAAGTTTACTTTGACTGGCGGTTACATGCCTATTGTTACTAACAAATCTGTATCAGTAGCAAGAGAAAAGACACAGCTGTCATCTAAGTTAGATAACATCAATGAGTATGGCAGACACTTTGTTGACGGACACCCAGCATTAGCAGACGGTTGGGGTAAAGAACGTAAGAACTTAAAAGACCAACCTGCTATTTCTTTTGACTTAGCAGAACTGTGCAACAAAGGTGTACAGGTAGCAAGTTATGCAGACTTAGCTCCAACAATTCATAATGTACAATCTGTATTTAACTCACAAGAAATTAAAAATGCGTTTAAGAATACAGACCCAGAAAATTACCATGCTTATGTTGAGCGTTTAATGCTAGAAGCATGTAACTCTACTGTTAACCGTATTCAAGGCGACCCATTAGATAACGGTTTCTTTCATAGTTTAATCGCACAGGTAGGTCAATCCTTAATGGCATTAAATCCTACTGTCGCTATCGGACAGTTAGCTGGTTTATCAGCATCATTGACTTACGTTAAGCCTAAGTATCTGATGAAAGGTTTATTCTTATGGGGGCAGAAGTACAAAGATACAGTTGACATCTTAGCTAAGAAAGACCCATTCTTTTACGAACGCTTGATTGCTAACCAGTCACACTTACAAGAAACAGTACAGTCTTTACTTGTTACTAAACATGCACGTGGTTTCTTGAATAGCGTTCTGTTAAATCATGGCAGAATTTCTGGTTGGCTATCAGAAAAGTTTGCTTATGCTATGTTGAAATGGGTACAGGATAGAGTTGATGTTGCTACTGCGTATGGTGCTTACATGCAAGAGATGGATAAAGCACCTACTCATTTTAAAACAGAAGCTGATGCTGATGCGTTTATGGATAAAGCAATGCAGAAAGCTAGCCAGATTGTACGTATGACACAATCATCATCTAACCGTGTTGATAAGGCTGGTGTTGAGAATAGCAGTGCCGTCACAAAAATGTTTATGCAATTCCAAAACTATTTCTTTAACGTAATTCAGACAGAGATAGCAGAAGCTAAACGTTGTAAAGCAATGGATATGAGTGTTAAGGAGAGAGTAGCACGTAATGCTTATGTACTAACAACCTTGGTAGTAATGCCAGCTTTTATGAACGGTTTAATCTCACGTGTTGCTCATGGCGATACAGAGAATATTACAGACTTACAAGAGTTATTAAGTATGACAGCTAAGGAAACAGCTAAGACTTACACTCATGGTGCTCTTCCTATTATCGGTGGTATGTTTGACAATGCTATTGAGAGTGCTGGTGGTAAGAATAAAAAGAACTATCGAGGTACGGTAGGTATATCTTCGCCAACTACCAGTGCTTTAACTAATGCGGTTGCTGGTGTTTCAGCTTTGATACAGGGCGATTTTAAAACTAAAAATGCACGTGATATACTGTATTTAAGCACTGATGTATTAAAAGTCGGTTCATTAAACTCTCTTTTTAAACGTGGTTTTCAGTCTTATGACAGCAGAAAGAGTACACCAGAAGATACAATCAGAATGTTAATCACAGGTTATCAGTCCGATAAACAAAAGGCTAAGTAATGGCAACAATAAATAGCAACGATTACAATAAACTTACGACAAGCTCTAAGTCTGATAACAATGGGCTTGTGTACTATACTTCTCGTGGTGTTCCAGTTTATACAGGTGAGTTCCATGGTGTTTTAATTGGTAATGCAACCACAGCAAAACAGTTAGAACATGACTATACTTTATCTGCAACTGGCGATGCCACAGGGCAGGTGAGATTAAATGCTGGCGATGCCCAGATTAACCTTACTGTAACCAGAGCAGACCATGCAGGTTCGGCAGACTTTGCAGGTAAGACAGAGTTTAGCTCACACAGTTCTCATGCTGATATGGCTAACACGGCGGAGTATGCCTATGAGTCTGGGCACTCTAGCAAGGCTTCATTAGCTGATATGGCAACAGAAGCAAAGCATACACCTTTAGCTGACTTAGCAACCAGAGCAACCCTTGCAGATAAAGCCGAAGGTTTGACATGGGATATGATACAGGTCGTAACTGAATATCCTACTAATATCGCACAAGGTGTATTGTATATTAAAGTGTACGATGAGTTTCATAATAACGGTTGGGAGATTGTCGGCTTTAAGTATAGAGGTAAAGATGGTTTAATCAACACAACTGATTTAAGTCTTTATCGTATCAGATATACTAACCGTGCGTTAACCGAAGACTTTTTGGAGCATCGTAGAATATGGGCAACCCCAAGCCCAGAAAGAACTTTGTCGGGTATCAAGGGCGAGATTGAACAAATTAACGTGGCAGAGAATGACACTCAAATTGAAAAGCTGGCTCAAAGAGAAGCTAAGTTTTTCAGACAGGAAGATTTACTTTAAAATGGGAGAAAAATTATTATGGCTGTAACGATTGAAAACGGTTCTTTTGTTGGCAAAGACAATGCTGGTAATGTTGTTCGTGTTCGAGGTTGGACTGACAATGACATCGCTAAAATTAAAACTGCTTTATCAGATATATCTCAGATCAAGACCGAGTTAAAAAGCACTAACGTAGGACAGCGTGAGCTAGCTTACGTTGACTATACTGTAGCAGACAACCAAACTGATATGCCTACAGGTGTGTACTTCCTTGTTCCTATGACAGCTGATAATCAGTTCATCGCATTCGATAAAAGCACAGGCAAACCAACTGACACAACAAAGAAAGTTGACCACTTCACCATTGTTTATAAATCAACAGGTGCTGACGGTAAGGTATCTAATCTAGGAACTCAAGACACATATACTAGCTTAGACGGTGTACCATTACTTGACGGCGATAATACCTTTATAGGCTCTAATACATTTACTAAGCCTTTAACTGTTGCTACACCAACAGCAACAAATCACGCAACAACAAAGGGTTACGTTGATGAATTAGTTAATGCAAAAGACGGTAACTATGTGCATAAGGCAGGCAACGAAGATGTCGCAGGTGTAAAGAACTTTACATCAAGTCCTTTAGTACCAACTACTGAATTAAATTCATTAGCTGATAATCAAGTACCAAGTGCTAAAGCCGTTAAATCTTTGGCATCAAGTTTTATTAAATACTCTGAGACTAAGCCTAGTGCAGAAAGTATTGAAGAGAATAGCCTTGTCATGTACCCTGCGGAGGATGCTATTTAATGAAGATGCAAATGATACCACCTATCTTAAACGATACAGGTGATTGTTGTTGCCAGTGCCCACCTAACGGTCAAGACGGTTGGTGTCATTGCAATGATGACTACAACGGCAAGGGTGACGATATTGAAAATGCTATTACTTGTGATTTGGTATGGACTGAAGTACAAGCTAACGGCAGAAAGAAATATTTTAAAGTTGTTAGCGGAAGCTCACAGCAGAATATGCCTGTTGTTCTGCCAACAGCTACTCTAAAAAAGCGTGGTGTAGTTCAGTTAACTAACGACTTAAGTGACCGTGAAGATTTAGCCTTAACTCCTAAAGGTGCAAAAGTTATCAAGACAGCGCTTGATAAAGAGACAGCGGAACGCACAGCAAAAGATAGTGATTTACAAGGTCAGATTGACAAAGAAAAAACAGACAGAGCAAATGCAGACGCCGATTTATTAAACAAGATAAATCAAGAAAAGAGTGACAGAGCAAACGCAGATAAAACCTTATCAGATAAACTTGATAAAGAAATCACTGACAGAAAGAACGGTGACACTAACCTTTCTAATAGTATTACAACTATTAACAATAAGGTAACAGACGCTGTTAATAAAGCAAACAATGCCGTTACAAGTGTTACAAGCAATGGCAATGCAACTGTAACTGTAAAGAAAACAGACGGTACATCAAAGAGCTTTACTATTAACAACGTTGCTCATGCAAGTAGTGCAGATATTGCCGATAAAGTAAAAGACTTAGATACAAATCAACTAGGAAAAGTCTTTCTTTTAAGTTCACGAACAGGCGACGGTAATTGGACTTTAAGTAATGTTGTAGTAAATAAACCAATCTTTATAACTCATAACGCAGGAGCTTATCCCGGGGGGTGTCATTTAACCGTTGTTAGTGGAAGTAATGATTTGAAAACAACGCATCATTTTGGTGCATGGGCTATATTATCGGGACAGCTTTTAACAACAATCGGTGCGGGTGCTTGTGCGATTGTGGTACCAACGGAAGATACAGTTGTAATAAAAGTCGAGGATAGTTCAGATGATAATGATACTTTGAGGGCTTATCAATGATTAGAGTGTTTATATTAAATAATAAATGCGTTAATGTCACATCAGATTTTGACGCCCAAAGATTAGAAAGTTTAGGTGCTACCGAAGTTAAGGATTTATCTATATTTAAAGGTTATGAAAGATTTGTTTCTCCTTTAAATACAAAGGTTGATGATGACGGAAATATTACTTTTGACTTTGATTTTAGTATTCAAAATCAAAAGAAAGAACTAGAGAATACGCAAACAAAGTTAAATGAATTAAATCAATCACTTAATAAATTAAAAGAGAATTATGTTGACGCTGTTTTAGTGGGAGATGTTGACCTTGCAAATAGCATCAAAGAAGAATATCAAACATTGTTAACAAGTGGAGAATAAAAATGGCTTTATCAATTCTTAAAAATCGTTGTCCATATTGTAAGAAGAAATTAAATGAAAATGGGGATTGTCCTACACCTTGTTACGGTGGTGCTTTGTTAATTGAACAGAAACGTTTACAGTCTGAGATTGATAAACAGAAAGAACAGAACAAATCTACTGAAAACGAGGTAGGTAACAATGACTAAAGGCACAGGTACTTATGACGATCCTATTATCGTTGATGGTATATTCACAAAGACTATCAACGGAGTTAAAAAGTTTTTTAAGTTAAATACAGGAGGTTCTACTTCAAGTGACACGGGCACCTCTAATGGTATTCAGTACGATAAGGAAGGAGCTGTCACTCTACTTTACAAACCTCAACGTATTAGAAAAGCAACAGATGATAGTAATCTTTCTTTGAGTGGTGGTAATAGTGCCACTGATGGTGGATTTGTTATTGTTCACGGTTCAAAAGAAAAGACTAAGGCAAGCTGTGTTGAGTTAATATCTCAGTCAGGAACGCAATCTGTTAGCCTAACTATGTGGTCTTCGCAATATAGTTTACCTTATATCGAAATTAAAAATGGGTCAACAACAACAACAAAAGGAATTGTATTTTCTGTTAATAATAAAAATGCAACAAACGGAAATGTAGATGTATATCCTTATCCCGATACAGGAGCTTCACCAACAGGAATGTTGCAAAATCAAACCGTTGCAAGCAAAAAAATAACACAGTCAGGAGTTATATATGTAAATATTACAAGCGCAAAAGCAAATGCAACTGTAAATTTATTTGTTAATAGCTTTAAAGTGTTTGGTTTTCAACCAGAAGAAAGCATAACAAATTTTAAAATGTTTAGTGCAATCGTAGGAAAAAATGATACCGTGCAATTTTCTTATTCAAATTGCACAGCTTCATGGGATTTTAGACCTTTTATCTGATAAATATTCTTAAGTTTAGACTGTAAGAACCATAAGAAAAGTGTTACTCTTATAATAGATTATACAAATTAAGGAGTGACACTTATGCTCGATGAAGATACACCAGCCAGCATTACCACGTACAAATACAATTCAATTCCTATCCGTTGCCATGTACATTCAGAGACTAACCAATTATGGTTAGTAGGTACTGATGTTTGTAAAGCACTAATGATAACTAATCCTAGTTATGTTTCTAAAAAGTTTGACAAATCAAACATTAAACATCACATCTTAATCAACAATCAAGGTAAACAAAATGTAACTTGGTATTCACCAGTAGTTATTTATGAGCTTTGTATGCACTCTAAAACAACTAAAGGTCAAGAGTTCTTAGCATGGTACAATAAGTTGCAATCTGAATATATAACAATTCCAAAGCCTTTTCTTACAGACTTATTAAGTGTGCTTTCCAAATTAAAATCTATTCTTACTAAGAAATAATTTCAACTTTATATCTACATTACATCTGCATTACACCTGTATTACATCTACTCTTAAAGAGCAATAAAGAATTGCGTTTGTCTAATTAACATAGGAGAAATAATCATGGGTGATTATGCATCAAAAGGTGTAGCAGGCTCTGGCTTAGGCTTAGGTATTGCTGGCACCGCATTAGCTTTATTAAACGGCAACGGCTTAGGCGGTCTGTTTGGTAACAACTGCGCTTTAAATACTATGGCAAGCTCCGCAACCGTAGCTTCCTTAGCAGAGAAAGATGCAGAGATTGGACAGTTAAAAGCAGAGAAATATACCAACGATAAATTAGGTGAAACCTATATTGCTCTTAACAATCAGATCAACAAAGTCGCTGGTGATCTTGCTACCTTGTCATTAAATAATGAGCGTAGAATTGCTGGGTTAGAAGGTCAAGTATCATGTCTAGCACAGGCAACTAATACTGCAATCGCTGGTATTAACAACACATTAGGTACAATTACTAAGACTGTTGTTCCTATTGGTGCTGTATGTCCAGAGCCTATGCCTGCTAAGAATACATGGGTTGCACCTACCACCACCCCTACTACCGGTGCATAAGATAAGAGGTTAGTATGCAAGTTACAACAGAAGATATTACTAATGCCCTTATGAAATGGGGCGAGAATGACTTAGCAAACAAAGGCTCAATGCTTAATCAAGCACTGGTTTACTTTGTTTTATTACAAGGAAAAGATAAGGTTAAACAGTTGATTAAGCCTTTAGATATGCTGTCGGATAATGGTACCTTTGACGTTGACCAACTGCATACTAACCTTGCTAAGACTCTTGAAAAATTTGGTGGAACTTTCCATGTTAACTATCTTAATTATAATTTTGATGGGGAAGATTTGGAAAGAATTTTTAGCTACTTAAGAGGTGAGTTATGATGAAAGAGATTAGTGAGTATGAGGGTGATGAGAATGAAATTAAAGACTGTTTAAAACAATCTTTAAAAATGTCTCTCGCAACTGTTCATAATCTTTACGATGAACACAAGGAAGATGAAGGCTTATCTTTAGACCAGATACATTGTTTAAGACGAGCCTTACAATCTATCCTTATCGTTCATCAGATTAAGAAAAGCTAAAGAAAACTATCTATTAGTTTGTATAGCATCATTGCTATGCTTGCCGTTACCCCAATGATAATATACGGTAACGCAATACATGCTTGAATAGCCTTACCGCTAGGTAGATACCAACCTATCTTAGTGATAAGGCTAGTCTTTTGTACTGGTCGTGATGCTCTTAGCCATTCGTTTTTCATTCTTTGTTTAAACAGTTTTTTTTCTAACTGCTGTTGTTTCCATGTTTTTATTACTACTTTTTGTTGCATTTTACACCTCTCATTAAAGGTGGTGTAGTTAATGCACGTTCAATAGACCAGCCGTGCCTTATCCTCCATGTATATAATTGAACGTTTGTATTATATTTTTCTAACATTGACTTTAAAGTTTTATACTTATTTCCTAAATGGTCGATGTATTCATTATGATATTTATGAGATTTGCATTTCCTAAACGGAGTAGTCAATGCTCTTTTTAAATCCCAACCATATGTATAAATTCTTGTACTTAATTGATAGACAGGCATATTATATGCTTCTGCCATTTCCTTAAAACTATCAAAGTGATTACCTTGATAGTCAACACAAGGTTTTGTTCTCATTTAAAATAATCCTATAAAGAAATCAATATACAATAGTAGTAGTGTGCTTATCATTACTAACATGATTAGTACACACAATATCCTAACCATGCCTTGCGTAATACTATTCACTTTCTTTTCGTTCTCTGCTTATCACTGGCAACTCCCACTGATTTTTAAGGCACCATTCTTTACAATCCTTTTCACTCATATTCTCTAAGAGCTGTGCCTGTTCTGCTGTGAGCTTGCACAAGTCATTCGTAAGACTGCTCCCTTCACCTTCAATAATACATAGCGTATGTATTAGCAACGTATTGTTCTCAACGTCTAAAACGTAGTCTGTAATATCTTTTTCCCTGCCGTAATCCATAAAGTCTTCGCAAATTCTTTTCATTTTTTATTTACCCCATATTATTTTTTTAATTTTCAAATAGACTCTTAGAAAAATCCGAAAGATCTCTATATTGTAAGGTTAATTCTGTATCGAAATAAATCTTATTGCCTAAACCGTTGTAGTAAAGTTTTCCTTTTTTACCTCTATGTATCTGCGCAAAGAACATTCTGTACTTAGCTATTGTTTTAACATAGTCCACGCTTTTATCCCAGTCATAGCTAACTCTAACTACTACTACTCTATGACAATTCAGTGTATCAACTAAGACGAAATCATAAAATTCGTCTTTCTCACCCCCTGTTTTATTGCGCCAGTAAGTATGAGCGCAATAAATATTATGACCTTGCAATTCCCAGTGTGCGTTTTCTCTACTTAGTATCATTTTAAGCCCTCCAATACCTTTTCAATATGAGTATGTCTATTTATTTCAGTGCTGAATTGTATTTTCATTTCTAGTAAAACTCTTAGTCTTGATGCTAATTCCAAAATAGATTTGACGTTATCAACTGAATATCCCTTTTTACTTCTGATTGCTTCCACATAATCTTCAATTCTATTAAGATAATCTTTAATGGTGCTATCTGTATTTTCATACTGTTGTAAATCGCACTCAACATTGTTTGCTACATATTTTTTTAAATCTTCTAGATGTTCTCTCTTATTACTATTCATATTTAATCCTCTTTGGCTAAGCCATGCTTTACAGCCTCTGCATGTGTGACAACAAAGACAATCGCATCATTCTTAGCACTTAAATATTTAATTTCGCAATCTTTATAATTACCAGTAGCAAAATACATTTCATCGCCTTTCTTGTATTTAGCTTTAGTGCTAGGCAATATCTGAAAACCAAGTTTGTCATTAAACAAATCAAAATGTTTTATAAATTCACCAACAGTCATTTTTTATTCCTCATTACAGATTGATATATTCTTTGTTAGTACATGTCCAATAATCATTATCACTTAATATGTTTTTAGCATCGTCATAATCTTGACAGTCGTCATTGTATTCTTCAAATGCATCATAGAAAAAATGTATCAAACAATGCACCTAATTGATATTTGTTCCATAAATAACAGGTATAGTTTAAGTTTGGAGTTTTATAAAAAGGTACGTAACCGCTATGTTCCTTAAAACGTTCGTCACATATTTCTTTAAAACGTTCTAATAACGCTTGATTTTTTTTAACTGCCTCACGTATTAAGTTGAGTTCTGTTAATGGCATATCAAATTCCACTTTGTCTGTTTCAAAGTTATATTCTTTTGGTCTGATAACCTTAACATTGTCAAAGGTTATCTTTTCATCTGTACATATATCAAGCCATTGAATTGCACAATCTTCTAAATATCTTTGATAATCTTTTTCTTTTATATCATCCTCTGAAATTTCAATATCGTATTCATCGTTATAATAATCAATAAAACTTTCTAAACTATCATTCCATGCTTGCTCATATACGCTGTTATAACCGCCCGCAAAGCATAGACTTACTACCTTAACTCTCATAATATACCTCTTATAAAATGTTTGAAAACTCACGCTCATGTAAATATAACTTTTTGCCTTTGTAGATTTTTATATAACATCCCAAACAATCTTTAAAAATTGTTTTATTAGAAATGATGTTATCGTATCTACCATTTTTCATATAAGTTGTATTTTCTCTAATTACAACGGCTTTCATTCTGTCTTTGAGCTTACCTTTGATAAAGATATAAATTTTGTCGGTGCAATACATATCTAAAGTTGTGACAAATTTATATCCGTCTTTAACTAAATCACGCTCATATAATTTAGCAATTTCATAATCAACTGTTTTCATACTGCTACCCTCCACATCAAGCACTGGTATTTGACCGTCTTTAAATTCACTAGGATAAATTTTGATAATTTCTCTATCCTTAAGAATATCTAAAATTTCACATGGATATGTTAGCCATGCATGGTTGCCACAACGTACATTTACTTGTAATCGCCCGTTTGTCTCACGGGAAAGTAATTGTCTTAAAGTTATCATTATATTTTATCTTTTAAGTGTGATTGAGTTTTCATCTTTTGAAACAACTTTGTATCCACTTAGTTCATAAATTTCACATACCAAATCAAACATGTTTGATGTGTTTTGGGTCTTATTTTCGATTGTTATAACATCATTGTTATCTTTCTTTTCTCTATGTTCTGTTTTCATTTTATTTATTCCCCTTTTAGAACGTAAGTCATATCAGCTACATAATAAGGTTTGTTCCCATATTCAACGACTTTATACCATTTTATGTAGTATGTTTCAGATATATTTTTATATCTGCTTATAATTTCTTTTAAGTCTTTTAATGTGCTTTGTAGAGTATGTTTACCTTTTGTATTAGGACTTCTCATAAAATCCCCTAATCTGTGTTTTATCTCACAATCGTATGCGTGCGGTCTGACTTTTGCATTTAATAATGCATCAGCTGTAATAAAATTAACGTTTGTTTCAATATTACAAACATGCCCATTCCCATAATTTAATTTGAATTTTATATCTTTCATAATTTACCCCAGTTTAAATTTAAAATAAAACTCTTAACATAGTGCACTTGAGTAAATGCACTATTATTAAAAATTCTATTTAATTAACATCAACAATAGAGTTGTAACTATTGCGTTCGATGTAACAATCATAATTGTTAGCTTGATAGCTTGTTCACGTGTCATTTTTTATCACTCCAAATTAACAGTAATGCTCATTTGTCTTGTAATTGCCGTGAGGTATGCTATATTCATTTACAGGGCACTCTTCAACAGGTAATGCCAGCCATTCTTTTTTGCTTAGTCCTGTTTTAAATTTGCTAGGTTGATAAGTTGTAAGAAAAGCCGTGATATGTCTTGCCGTTGTTGCACTCCACGCATCCCATGTTCTATGTAGCCCCTTATCATCTATATAGCATACGATTGTATCGTATGATACAAGGAACATTCCGACACCATTCACACTTAATGTGCGGGCTTTACCGTAAAAAGATTTATTAGATACAAATTCATTAGGTCTTAAGGTTGCCCAATAGCATTTGTATTTGCTTAAATTAAGTTTTCTCATTTTATTTACTCCCCTTAGTTAATACTAATTCAAATAGACTGATACAATCCACTTGAATTAGTGGGGCTTTTCAGCCCCTACTAACTTTTATATTCTGCCTAAAAGCAAATCGTTCACATTGATAGTATCTAATGCCAAAAATTCATTTTTATGACATACGCCATTAGCAATATATTGATCTACAAAAGACCTACAATGTTTTAAAGTCGTGGAGGAAAAATCACCCTTGCAAGTGTCTGATGCTCTATATAGCTTGTCTTTATACACAACTAGAATAGGAGCGTTATAACTCTTAAGGATAAAAATATCCTTGCCTTTTTTCATCCAGTTTTCAACTTTAGCCTTTCCATAAAAAGACTTCTGATTTGTTGATGGCATAAGCTCAGTGCAATTTAAAATTCTACACATTTTATTCCCTCACTATTAAAAAACACTTATCAAAGGGGACTTAGTAATCCCCTTACATAAATATTTTTTATCTCAACTCAATAGAAATATCTGTCTCTACAAATGAGTTTTCAAAGAATAATGAAAAAAATTATTTTAATTCTCTAAAAGGTGTTTTTTAAGCTCTTCTAAGTCATCAAGGTTTGTAATAGTATGAACAACATCGCCCCCGATTTTATAGACATCAAGTAAAGTAAATCCATTCTTTAGCATCTTTGTAACTAATTCTAAAGCCCCTTTCAGATCATTAGCTTGACAAATGTATGGCATATATTCATCTTGTGCTACTACATATCCTTTTGTGTATGGTGTGTTTAGGCTTACGTTGTACATTGAACTATACATTTTTTTACCCCCTTTTAATAACTCTAATCACACGGCACTAACTTAAATGCCGTGACATTAGAACTATTAGCCTTGTATTAGCATAGTATGTGCTATGTTTAATTTTGCCTTTTTTACAAGGTTATTCCGATCATCTACAAGTTGATATAATTCATCCCAGTAAAAATCTGGTGCAATTTTATTTGCTTTTGCGTAACGATCAATTAAACTTGTTTGTATTTCAATGCGTGTATCTAAATCTTTGATTTGTTCTTGAATGGTCATTTTGTAATCCTTAGCGCAGCACGGCACTTAAAAGCGTTTAAATTTGTTTGTTCTTTTATACTTTAATTATAGTTATATTTTTAAAAATATCAAACTATATTTTAAATATTTTTAAAAAAGTTTAAAAGAACTATAAAGAGTATATATAACTCTTTATTTGTTAAAGCTATTGTACCACGATTTTAATAAAAAATGCAAAATTTTTTATAAAAATGTATGTTTTAATAATTATTTGTGAGACACATCAAAAAAGTGTTGTAACGTATTGAAATATAAAGCGTTTTGATTGTGTTTTTGGTTTGGTCTTGACATGCGTTTTGAGACTGTTAAATTAAGAGTTGTGCACGTGGGTATGCGCTTATATTAAATATATTTCAAGGGTTACGTTGAGTTGTTCAGTAGTTAACGTTGTATGCTAGTGTGATGCGTTGTGTTTGTGTATTCTAGGTATTGCGCAATGTGTTCAATATGCAAGTTCAGTTAGTAAGTATTGAATGAAAGCGTGAAATGGGGATGAAAGTAAGTGTATAAACAAAACATCAGTAACAAAGTTAATCATTCAGTCAGTTAGTGAATGTGAGTGCATTTGTCAGTTCAGTTTTTGGTGACAATTCTATTTGTTCATCGCATCACATCAAATCAATACAAATCAAATCCAGTTGCGCAATGTATGGTCTTAATCATACCGCATCAAACATAAATCAGATGCTTAGTAACCAGTAGTCATAAGCCTTGTGTGCTTTATGTTGCGTTAGTATTTGTTTAATGGTGTTGCGTAATGTATGCGTTATACATCGTTGAATAGTTTTAAAGTCTAACGGTTGTGTAATGTACAGTCCATACATAACGCATTAGTCTTGTGTTTATACGTTTAAATAGTTCGCTATTAAAATCAGATGCGCAATGAATGATTAGTCAAGTTTTTAGATGTACATAGGGGGGGGGTAAAATGACCCTTCGCCCCCCAAAGAGTGAGATGCACACCCCGTGTATTACTTCACATGTAATTTTTTT